GCAATATCTGCATCAGATGCTATCTTTATCCCGTTCAGCAGATACTGCGTGTATCTTGTTTCAAGATCATCCATTATTATTCGCCCCTGGCGTCTTTACTAAGACGAAGAATTTTTCTCCTTAAAGAAGAATCTGTAATTCCAAGATCTTGGAGATTTTTGTCCGTATAATCTGTGTTATATTTTATTCGAACACCATCAAGAATTTTTTCTAGATTATCTTTTGCTTTCTTTTGCGCTTTGTAACTTTCAGTGGCTTTCGTTTCCTTTATTATTTCATTAGCCACAGCAAATGCGTCAAAAGCCAACCCTTGATTTCTAGCCTCATTTTCACGCCTTGCCAGTTCAGCCCTTGCTTCAGCGGATCTTTGTCGTTCAGTATTAAAGCCAGGCGTCAATGGATCAGGAACACCCAAACTGCTATTGATATATCCATTTGCTCGAGACATATCAGTATTATTATTTCTTACTTTTCTCTTTAGTTCATTAGCTTGCTTCCAGCTAATCTGCCCTGACTTTGCCATTGAATCTAAACTGCTCTCTCCAATCTGGCCGTTGTCAGCCAGAGATTCAAGTTTACCAATAAGTTCATCGCTACCTTTAGGGCCGGTAGCCTCGCCCTTCATAATAGAATTTAACTCTTCTCTGCTAATATTGCCTATTGCGCGAAGTCGTGATATTGCAACACTGCCTGTAATCCTGCCGGAATAAAAATCCATCCTAATAGAAAGACCTTCATCTTTACGTTTATCTTCCTCCAGTTTCTTTGTGCGCTCCATTACCTGCACTTGCTCACCAAGATCTGATAAATATGCTTTTTTCAGCAATTCTTTGTCGACAACCCTGTTTTTCAGCAGACTACTCATATTACCTACGTTGCCTTTATCTATAGCCATAAGAGCATCAGCAGGTTTTAATCCAGACTTGATAAGTTGATCTGACATTGATTTAATCAACTTCTTATCAAAGTCTTTCATTGTTGAAGTGTAAAAAGCAGGATCTCCTACTTGCAGTGCAATATCAGCAACACGCTTGCGCTCAAGAGCGACACGAGCCATAACATTATCTTGATCTGGCTCAACGGCAAAAGTATCAGAGATGATTGATGTCGTAGCCTGAAGCGCAACTCCTGCGGAATCTTTAATTGCTGCGGTATTCAGTTTTGCTACACGATCCGCTGCCTTTGCGTAAACAGCATTTCCGGCGACAGTGACGCTTTGCCGGAATCTGATTGCTGCAACAGGATCAAGACCACGAATGACGTTGGCATAACCTTCAGTAATTCCATCAATGGTTGATTTAACGTCATTGATGTTTGTGTATTTATTTGCCTCAATTCCAGCACTAATGGTGGAGAAATCATTACGTGCGCTTACTTCCAACTCATTCCTAAGCTGCGCTACCTGAACTGCTCTTGCGGCATCACCAAATGCTGTACCACGCTCTTGCAACAATTCTTGCGGAGAACGACCTTCTTTCATCGCCTCCGAAATTTGCTCTTTCGTTACAGGATTTTCAGCGCCATACTGCATACCTTTGATCTCAGCTTCTTTGGCCGCTTCCTTGAATGCAAACTGAGATATACGATTAAGAGACTCAGAAAGTCCACCGGCAAGTCTTGCCCGCTCTTGTTGCGCTGCAAAATCAAGCTGTGGCATCCCAGGAACAGGAATGCCAATCATTTGATAACGTGGTAATTCGGCCATTATTTTGTGCCTTTAATAATCTATATGGTCTATACGCCCATATCTGGAACAGTGCTTCTATCTTCAACTGGTGCCGGAGGCTGCGTCATACCAGGCCCACCAATCTTTGAATACTGGTATGCTGCTGTTCCAATGCTCATTGCCGCATTTGCCCATCCAGCAGCCACCGCTGTATCACCAGCCTGCTCAAACAATGCCGCTTGCGTAAAGCCATAACGTCGAGCAGATGCCGCGCCCTCTTGTGTGAGCAGTAATTCTCGGCCACCACGACGCTCGGTAGCCGCCTGTACCAGCGCAGAAGATCCTTCAAATCCCATCGTGCCACCGGCATACGCCCTGGCAGCAGCGGCAGCGTTGGCATTGTTAATCCGGTCCAATACCGCATTACCTTGACGGGTGTATTCAAGAGCCTTCTGTTCAGCCTGAAGTCTCGTCTGCTCTGCTTGCAGCCTATATTGCTGCCGCCGCTGATAGCCAGCTTCAACCTGACCAACAGCACCCATAACAGCAGCAGCTATAGCAACATATTCCATATCATGTTCCCTGATGTGTAGCTATTTTGTACTCAAGACCAAGTAGCGTCAGTTTTGCAGGAATGTCCTGTGACACAGTAATTTTCGCATCCTGAGAATAACCAAGAATGCCATGCAAGGTTTTGATACCAGTAAACTCAGGAACCTGATTATCCAAGATATCCTCTGTATCAAGAGTTCTTATAGGTACCAAAATATTATTTATCTTCAGATGTTGCGTCTGATATAGGATCGCGTTGACTTCCACTATTCGCTTCTTAAAGCCAATCCTGGTGCCTGTCTGCAATTTCAACTCCACAGGCATCGTAACAGCCTGCACAGTAAATGGCAGGCCAATTTCATAGGATGTAGTCGATGACCGAGGGAATGTCACAGTTCCGCCACCAGGCACAGTCTCGTTATCTTGTACGGCGCCATCAAGCAATAGATTGACTTCCTCACCAATCAGATGGCTGACGCTACCAGATGCAGCCGCGCCTCCGGTGACAGCGCAATCAGTCAGAAGATCATCATCAAACACTTCGACGTAATAGACATCTGACCCATTAATGCTACGCTTGACCACAGTGTATATCGTGGTTACATCAACGCCGATATCAAGGAAATCACCATCAGTATCATACTCAGACGGCGCAATCACATTCTGCGCCCTAAGTAAAGAAAACACGGCAATCGTGCCATCTTCGCCGTTTACGATCATCAGCAGATCATTCTCGTCAGTAGCAACACTACTACGCAACACCATGCGCTTTGGACCGCGCAACAAGTGTCCTGCCAGCAATGAAATCTTGGTAGTAATATATGCCGCCTGTGCATCAGTGTAAGAGAATTCAGCCAGTGACTTACCTTGACGCTGGATAAACAGAGTGCCATTCTCGATTCCCTGTACCCTGATTCCTGATTTTGCTCCATTCTTTGTAGCAGTCTTGACAAAGAAATTCGTAGGAGTTACAGGATCAAGACCAGATTGCGGTACAAAGAATTCACCGCCAGTGGTGAATACCTGAAGATCCCTGCCACTGGTAATGTCAACGATACCGTTAAATGTATTTGTGTCTAGCGTCGCTTCAACAGCGTCATCATCCAATCCTTCAGTAGCTTCAAAATCGAAGAAAAGCCCGACTTTGCTGCCCCAGATTGTTGACGGACGCGACTTTGAGCCGCCGAAGTAGAGCCTGCCTTCGTGGAACGTGACCGTTTTCGGCCAGCCTTTACCGCTTGACCAGACATTTTCGTAACCCGATTCATAGGTCCAATCTCCAGAAGCAATAGCAGATGTGTCAAAGAATGGGAACTCAACAACAGCATTGACTACCGTGGTGCTTACATATTGCAGAATCTTAGCCCTGCCCTGCGGAACTGCGGTTATATATTGCCCTACAGATGCAGCAGTAAATGAAGCGCCGCTTGCCGTCAGAGTAATCTTTCCTGATACAGCACTAGGCGTAAGCGTATATGCAGGATTGCTTGTGGCTGGCGTATATGCGTATTTAGGTATGCTATCGAACGATATTGCAGATGCAGTCCAATCAGCATCAGTCGCGCCACGCACAATCTTTACTGGATTGATATCTTCATGGGCGATAATCAGCGTGTCAGCACTCTGAGTCCAGCAGATTGTGTCTAGCCTTGCACCAGTCAATGCGACAGAGGATGTAAAACTGAGATATGGATTGCCACTACCATTGATGTTGGTTACAAGTGCTTCGTTCTTGAACACATACATGCGATTATTGGTAAAGCACAGCATGTAGCTATCGGCAGTGCTGAACTCAAAAGAAACAAGCCTCAATCCATTAGCAGCACTGTCTCCACCGCTATTAGGCAGGCCATATAGATATCGCAGACCAGGACGGCGATGAATACCACCCTGCGGCTGGCAAACTACGTTATACGCAGTCTCAAGAGAATTCTCATAAACCTTCAGATCAACCCTGGAGCGCAGCAGCGGATCTAATTCACCATTGGTGAAATTGGTTTGTATGTTGACAAATCTTGTCATTAGTTACGCACCGCAATCAGGCTGAAATCTTTGATGAAATTGACCGGCTGATTCTGTCCGTCAATGTTCATCGCAACACGCATATATCCGCCGCGACCATTCTCCGCCGGAGATCCAACTGCCGTTCCCTGCCAATATTGCGCCTTGTCAGTCTGGTCAGTAATAGGCATACTCAGATGCCATGCCATCATGTACTTCAGTAACTGTACAAAGTAAATTGGCATTTCATACTCTGGAACAGAGTATTGGTAATCTACGTAAATGGTTGGTTCATTGGTCAACAGCTTTTCGCCCATAATCCGATAATTGTTGATCGGATACGCGCCAATGCTTGAGGTATTATATGCAGCCCTGGGAGCAGCAATACGGTCAGCAGGCATCTGATATTCGTAGCGATACTCGTTGGTAGGAGTAGTCACCAACTGTGCAAGCTGAGTTTTCTTAAAACTAAACGACCACGGATAGACTAGCAGTGCCTGATCTCTGATATCACCGTAAATCCTATCGCAAATATTTGCCTCGTCAGTTCCTTCGTTGAACGACGAAATAGCTTTGGCCCCGATCATCAGCAGCGCATCAGAGCATATTGATAGTGCTGAATCACCAGCAGCCATTATTCATCTCCAGATATGACAAAAGGGATACCGCCATCGTTGATGGCGGTATCCCTTGCGTTACATATACTCGATACCGCTATTAGTCGGCATCAGCAACAGTGACTGCCGTGCCGTCAGACACGTCAACCACGGTGCCGGTGTTCGACAGGACCACGACCAGGTTTGCGGTCGGGGTAGCCGTATCGTAGCAATACACCAGATCGCCAACTTTCATCAGCGACGCAACTTCATTAAAATAGCCGGAGGTATTTACGGTGGCGATTGCATCAGCAGATTGATAAGCCCAAATCTGCGGAGCATTGCCAGCCTTAGAACCAGCGACAAGGTTCAGACCAGTGCTAGAAAAAGCCATGTTATATCTCCTTATTCGCGGCAGGTAAGTTCGACAATACCTTCATTGTCGATGGCAATGGCACCGGCGCTGAACACTTCATTAACCAGCCAGGAGGTTTTCTCCGGGATGTAGTTAATTTCGGTCCGCATCGAAATGCCTTCCGCATAACCGATGGCATCGCGGTGGAACGCGAAGCACTGACGGTCGCTGGAACCATCAATCGACAGGCCACCTTCGCTACGATCGCCAAGCACATGGAAGCTAAAGCCCAGGAACGAATTGATGTCGCCCTGAACCAGTGCCTTAACCGTATTGAAGTCGCTGCTCGTCACAGACGTTTCCGACAGCAGATTCGCCAGACCATTCGCATGAATGATGATATGACGATCTTGCGGCGGGACGTTGTTCGCATCAAGCAGACGCTTGGCTTCGCGCAGCTTCGCCACGTTCATGTTCGTATCGGTACCACCGATATCGTTGCTGACCGTGTAGCTCGTGCTGGCAGCGTCAAGCGCAGACAGAATCAACTGATCTTGACGACGGCCAATCGCGCCAGCAACCACGCGCACCAGTTCTTGGCGCTCGTCGAAGTTGACTTTGGCTTGCGAGAAGATGTCGCTGTACTCAGCCGCGTTCCAATCTTGCAGCGTACAGGTCACTTGGCTGAACGAAACATTCAGCGGCGTAACATCCGTTTGCGGAACACGCAGCGTAGCAACACCGCGACCAACTTTCGGGAACTTCACAGTCGAGCCTTCAACCCCACGACGCTGGCGAACCGCCGGAACCAGCATGGCTTGTCCTTGATAAGCCTGCTTAACTTCCGCGTCGAAGAGGGTAACAAAGGCGTTAGAGAGAGAAACGCTCATTTTAGTACCTCATTCGTAGTTAATATGGGTTCTCGCGCCGGTAAGCCTGCGTCGCAGGGCCAGTTGCTTGTTGCTTGCGGCAACCACTCGTTGGCATCCGCCACGGCAAGGGCTGATAAAAAATACTAATCAGTTAGCCTTGACGCCTTATACATAAAAAAAAAGAGCCGCGCAAGCGGCTCGTTAAACGGGGCCTAAGTTATTGAAACGTATTAAGAAATAGTTTCTCTACTTTTGTCCGATAAGCATTATCGGTCTTATATCTTGGATCTGCGACCATCTGGTACAGCTCCTCTTTGCTCGGTGCGCCTTCCACCGGCATTGAACTTGTAGGAATTCTAGTGCCTTCATAGGATTCACGCAACTTCATCAATGCCTTGATTCCGTTAGCGGTTCCGCCCATTACCTTGAATTCCTCAAAGTCATCCTTACCCCAGATGCCCTTATTGACCAGTCCAGAAGCCCAATCAACCATGCCTTTGATAATGGAATCTGCATTCGGCCCCAATGCCGCACGTTCCTGCTTCACAGTCCTGGTGGACTGCTCCACATTTTGAACTCCCATTTCGACTACCTTGCCGATCAAAGAGTCAAAAGCCGATTGGCTTACGTTAAATTCCTTAGCCCAATCAAGCACATGCTGGCGAACAGGGTCATTCTCAGGGATGCCGCCAAACGCGGTGGTATCGTATTTGCCGTCAGCCGGTGCTTTGTGTTTGCCCTGGCTGATTTGTTTACGAAGATCCATCCATGACTTTGCAATACCTTCCAGGTCAGGTTCGTTATTGTCCTTGTTCCAAAAGTTTTCAGGCCAGAAATCTGGCCTTTCTAGCGGTTCGTCGTCTTGATTTGCATCTTGAGCGCGGTGTTCTATAGCTTGAGGTTCCTGCTGGCCCTGATCCTCTGGCGTGGCTACTGTTGCAGAGTCCAATAGGCCAGCATCTTGGCTTGCGCCTTCGCTACTGGGTTGGTTTTCTTGGGTTTCCATCACAGGTTTCCTTTGTCTAAAGATCGAGATATCCTTGCTTCTAAGTCCCTGACAATACTATTCTGTCCCTCACGGTAGAAAGCATAGTCAGAGGCAGAACCAGGCAAGGCAACTGGTTGCTCAAGATAGGATTGGCGCAGCCATAACACCAGCTTTTTGCCATCCTCTGTTCCTAATACGCGCAAGCATAGACGATCCAAGTCATCCCTGGATTGGGATGATTCTCGGATGTCTACGTTGGCGTGTTCTAAGTCCTCCCAACCAGCCATTAGGCAACAGCCTTAATCATGGCCGGTACAGCTTCAGGCGCAGCTTGTGCGGCTTGTTGAGCCATTACAGCAGCCTGCTCCATGCGTTGCATCCTTTCCATCGGAGAAGTCCTAATACGCGCAGGCACACCAAGTTTCTCGGCAACAAAGTCTATCATCTCACCGACCTTGAGCGACATCTGGCCTTCCGGTCCAGCCGCCTGCGCTATCTGAGCAAACTGCATGACCTTGTTGATCTCGTCCATAGACTGCGCCATAGCCAGCGGAGCCACCGGAGAGATCTTGACTTCAAGACCATTCACCTTCAGCGGCAGATCAATTAGACCGCGAGAGTCCATTACATTCAGTGTTTTGCTGACAATGGGAATCATTGTCTCATTAATCAAACGGCCAAAGGCAGAACCAAGATTCTGAGCAAGTTCCTTCATGCGCTCGACAACTTCTGTAGCAGATCGCGCACTCATATTGTCAGGCGGCAGGCTTTCATCGAGCAACATGCGCTTGATGTTCATGCGAAGATCATTAATAACGATCTGACTTACGTTGAAGTCACCTGCTCTCGGAAGCGGGCGTAAAGTCTCCCCTTGCGGACCGCCGTTCCGCGCCACTGGAATTATAGCACCAGGAACAATCTTAACGGTGTTCGGGTTCAAAACACCATCATCGGCAGCGGTATATACGCCAGTGATTGCCAGAGAAGCATTCTTCAGCAGCAGTTCCAGCGTCTTGTTCAGCGTCTTGATGTCAGGCAGTGCGGTAATCAGCGGACCACGGCCATAGATCTCACCGGCAACTTTCATAAACCGGCTAACAATCCACGGCGAATAATCCATGCGACGATAGACCAGTTCAGACTTCGTATCCTTGTGGATAACGTGGTAGCAATAATCACCACGCTTCATGTCGTAAACAGTAGCCTCTATCAGTTCAATATCTTCGGTAGGCTTCTGCTCGATCATAACCGCAAGACGGCCATCAATCTTTGCGTCCTTCCATTGCTGCTGGATAGATTCGCCCTTCAGCCGCATACGGCGATATACGTTATCTACCTGACCGTTTGCGCCTTCCTCAAATGCAACCAGATATTGCGGAACAGGAATAAAGTTGATCGGGTTGATATCGTCACCAGGCTGTACTATCATTACAGCAGTGCCGACAGCTAAGTCAAGGAGAAACTCGCCCATAGCAATGTCAAAGTTACTTTGCTTGAGCGTAGCAAACAGCTTCTCGGTGTAAACATCCAGTGCCGCCTGCGCCTCTGACTTGCGATCAAAAGGAATATCTGGACCAGGTTCAAGTCTGCACCAGCCACGCTGCGGAGGGAAAATGCCAGATTGCAGGCGATTGGCAAAGCGTTGCGTAGAATTGATGGCGGTAGAATCGAACACGCGGGCCATCTTCTTTGACCCGCCTACCTTGCCTTCCCAATATCCGTCATACAGATTGCGCTGCGGCAATGCAAACTCGTAAGCCTCGTCATACAGATCACGGAAATCATCCTTACGACGCAAGGCAATGTCATGCCGCTTGAGGATATCTTCTGGTTTCAGTCTCATCATCTCAGCCATTTTTCTTCCTCGCTTCGTAGCGTTTTAGTAATGCCCTGCCTTTTGCGGCAAGTCTTGCTGCCGCAGCAGCATTGGTAGGCGCTGGTTCTCCCCATGCTCTTGCTGCCAAAGCAAGCCTAGTCGGTTCTCCGTTCTCTTTCTTTAGCGGACCACTAGGATTTGTATAGAATCTGGTAAGGAAACTTCCTTTCCTACGCATTTTCTCTGGAGTATCAGCTGCGCCTTTCACACCAGGCTTTAGGTTCGCACCTTCCTTGCGCTTGAAATACTCCCGACCATAAGCAGTCAAACCGCCTTTAGGATCTTTTATGCGATTTTTACTCATACCATTCCATTGATAGATATTTTCAAATCAATCAATCAATTTAGATGATCTTTGTTTTGCGGCCTCAACCGCAGATTCCATAGAATTATGAAATTTAAGTTTTTCATTTGTTAACGGATCAACATAGTTATTCTCTTTATAAAACTTCATCAGGAAATTTTCATCGTTTATTATTTTCCCACGCTCAAACACTGTTGGAACATTCACCCATTTTGTCCCTGGCATTGGCTCACCAGTATCAGGGTTGACTTTTAACGGGATAGTTGCAGTTCTTTCTGAAAACTTATCCCCCTTTTGCATTCCAAAGTATTCTAGTTCCGTAACCTCAAACAATGGCCTGCCTGCTTTTGTTTTTAATCCGGTATCTTTCGGCATATCAGTTCTCTTCTAAAAACAATTATTCGTACCATTCCACTGCCAGATGCGCCGCCTGAGGCGCTCCAGAAACATTTTTTAGCCTTGCCATATAATTTGTCAAAGGATTCATGACAAACTCCAATCCAGACCCTTCTCCACCACCAGTTTTCGTCTTGCCACCACCGACAATAAGATCAGAAACAAGAGTTGTTCCGGCAGAACTTATCGTGGGATTCAACACCATAGCAACATTGCTAGAAGCAACTATTGATCTGTTTCGTCTGATTGGTGTGTACAGCGTGCCTCCTGTACTAACAGTACCCTCAAAAAAGAAAAGTTCAGCATCACCGCCGCATGAGCCAGATAAAGTTACATGAGGATAAATCCCAAGAGGGCAGGCAAAGACAAAATCAATCGTGGCTTGATCCGCTAATGTCGATCCATTATTAATCAGATGTTCAGCAACAAAAGCACGGCCCTCATGTAACCTATGATGATTTGTATTAACTATGATTACCGGAAAGTCGGAACCAGAAAGCACCTGATTGCCATCTTTATCCTTTTGAGTTAAAGCGACAAGCTGTGTTTTCTGGTTCTCGGATTCACGATATACGTAAGTGATAGCCATTATTCAAGCAACAAATAAAAACCATCTTCAGTAAGCATACGATCTCCGCTTTCAAGAAGAAGATAATCTCCCGTAACCACTATACCAGGCAGCATCTTGCTTACCATGATATTAATAAAAATATCAGCAGGAGTAATTGCCGTTGCGCTGCCAGCGCAGGAATCAGGCGTTAAAGAAAATCCCATATCATTCTCTTATCATTTTTTTTCAATACCAGCTTCTGACATTGCGATAGCTACTGCTTGTTTTCGGCTGGTTACTTTCTGCCCGCTGCTAGACTTGAGTTTCCCCGACTTATACTCGCGCATGACTTTCTTGACCTTACGCTGCATCTTTTCTTTGGCTTCCATATTTACCTCATACTTTGGTTTGAGTAGAACCAAGAGTTTCCGTAATACCAGTCTCAGGCGTCAGACGCGCCTCAGACAGCAGAAGCCTCGAGCCACCACGCAACCTCGATGCGCGACGGCCAGCCATCTGTTCCGCACTTGTCCGTTGCTCTTCTTGCAGTCGTTTACGCTCTGCTTCGGTCTGCGCCCGCTGTTCAGCCAGAGCAGCAGCCGCGCCGCCATCTCCACCACCACCACCAAAAAGTCCACTCATTTTGCAGTCCTCGCCATTATGTAAAAATCAGAACCGTCAGGTCCATAAGATTTCATAGTGCCTTCGTTCTTAAACCCCAAAGACATAGCCCATCTAACAGCTTTCTTATCGGCGCTTTTAACAGTTATTTGAGATCTATGCAACATTAAGTATTGCTCTATGACATACAATACTTTAAAAGCTATTTTAGTCAATGAGATAGCGTTCTTTTTTGATCTATTGTCCAGTATGGACCACATCTCCCCAACGCCATGCCAGATAGGTACGCAGCCAAATATGGCTACAGGGTTGCCATACATAAAAGCGGTGAATGAAATACCAATGGCATCCTGCTTCAATACCATCGCTTTTGTGTCGATATATGCTGAAGCGGATATAATTTCAGATTGTGAAATCTGTATCTGACCGAAATGCTCTTCTGCAAATGGCAGGATAACTACGCCATTATGATTGCTTATCAGATCATTAATTGAACTAATTAGTTGAGAATACATCGAAGTCCATCTTGGCAACGGCACCCTGGATGGGCGCTGCGCCGTAACTTCTAGTCTTTGTCATCCGATTATATTCACCGCCGCCTAGCATCAGGTAGCCAAAAGAGTCACCAATATGTGAATGTTCGTTCTTGTTTGGTGAATCCTTGAATCTCTCCTGTCCGGCACCTATGGCTACGCGCTTGAAATGATATCCGCCAGCCAGAGATTTACGCAGTAGCTTGCAGTTCCGGTTGATAATCAGGCCAGGTTTACCGTTAATCAGCCTTTGCATTGGCGCGGCAGCAGCTTCCCGTCGCACCTTGAAATCATTGCTTGCAGTAGGATTTGCCTTTAGCCCAAGTGTACGCAGGTAATCAAACGCAGTTACCTCGTAGATTGCATCTCTAGCCATACCAGCAGGATCGCCCCAGATTAGCACTTGATTCTTGGGGAACAGTGAATTGAGTTCAGACAGTAGTTGCTGCCCGAAACGCTCCAATCCCATGTCAAATGTAACGATCTCATGCAGGATGATCCACCGGCCATTAGACAGCCG